GAGGCACTCACCGCGCTCAGTTCGCTGCACTGCTCAATGCGCCAGCGGCTGATCACCTCCTGCTCCGGATCGGCATAACTGTTTCCGTTGACGAAGTTCACCGCATCCAGAAAACGGGCGTAAACCTTACGCCGGACCACCGTTCCGCCGACCAGACTCTGCATATCTTCCGCCATCCCGGTGACCATACCGTACAGGTTAGAAACCGTCAGCGTGGGGCGCGTACTGGTGCCTTTGCCATTCAGTTCAAAACCGCTCCCCTGAATGGGATACGGCTGATACTGTCGCCCCTGCCAGGTGACCGGCTCACCTTTTTCGTTCTGCTCATTACAGAAAAAATAACGTTCTCCACCGACCTCTGTCAGGTCGATTTCCCAGAGCACCACGCTGGCCGACTGCTCCGCACGGGTGCATTCATTCAGTGTTTCCTGCCGGATATCCTGCATCAGTTCACCACCTGTTCAAACTCTGCGCTGAACTCAACACGCAGCATACTGACCCGCGACGACCATTTTGCGCAGGTCACCTTTATCTGCCGCCACTCATAAGGCGGCGTCCACAGAAAGGATTTCCAGCCCCCGTGCTCTTCCAGAAACGACTCCAGTACCGTGGCCTCCTCACGGGGGACAGAAAGCGTCACGCTGTACGTTTTCAGGTTGGCATTCAGCCCGGCAGGCGCTCGCTGAGAATAGCCATCACCAAAGCGCACCTTTCTTACAGAAGGGACCGAAGCCACATCCATACCGGGTTTCACTTTCCAGCGGAAGGTCTTCATCGTCCACCTCCGGAGAACAGGCCACCATCACGCATCTGTGTCTGAATTTCATCACGGGCACCCTTGCGGGCCATGTCATACACCGCCTTCAGAGCAGCGGGACCTATCTGCCCGTTCGTGCCGTCGTTGTTAATCACCACATGGTTATTCTGCTCAAACGTCCCGGACGCCTGCGACCGGCTGTCTGCCATGCTGCCCGGTGTACCGACATAACCGCCGGTGGCATAGCCGCGCATCAGCCGGTAAAGATTCCCCACGCCAATCCGGCTGGTTGCCTCCTTCGTGAAGACAAACTCACCACGGTGAACAATCCCCGCTGGCTCATATTTGCCGCCGGTTCCCGTAAATCCTCCGGTTGCAAAATGGAATTTCGCCGCAGCGGCCTGAATGGCTGTACCGCCTGACGCGGATGCGCCGCCACCAACAGCCCCGCCAATGGCGCTGCCGATACTCCCGACAATCCCCACCATTGCCTGCTTAAGCAGAATTTCTGTCATCATGGACAGCACGGAACGGGTGAAGCTGCGCCAGTTCTGCTCACTGCCGGTCAGCATCGCCGCCATATTCTGTGCAATACCATCAAAGGTCTGCGTGGCTGCACTTTTTACCTGCGACATACTGTCCGTGGCGCTCTCTTCCCACTCACTCCAGCCGGACTTCAGGCCTGCCATCCAGTTCCCGCGAAGCTGGTCTTCAGCCGCCCAGGTCTTTTTCTGCTCTGACATGACGTTATTCAGCGCCAGCGGATTATCGCCATACTGTTCCTTCAGGCGCTGTTCCGTGGCTTCCCGTTCTGCCTGCCGGTCAGTCAGCCCCCGGCTTTTCGCATCAATGGCGGCCCGTTTTGCCCGTTGCTGCTGTGCGAATTTATCCGCCTGCTGCGCCAGCGCGTTCAGGCGCTCCTGATACGTAACCTTGTCGCCAAGTGCAGCCAGCTGGCGTTTGTACTCCAGCGTCTCATCTTTATGCGCCAGCAGGGATTTCTCCTGTGCAGACAGCTGGCGACGTTGCGCCGCCTCCTCCAGTACCGCGAACTGACTCTCCGCCTTCCACAAATCCCGGCGCTGCTGGCTGATTTTCTCATTTGCTCCGGCATGCTTCTCCAGCGTCCGGAGTTCTGCCTGAAGCGTCAGCAGGGCAGCATGAGCACTGTCTTCCTGACGATCGCCCGCAGACACCTTCACGCCGGACTGTTTCGGCTTTTTCAGCGTCGCTTCATAATCCTTTTTCGCCGCCGCCATCAGCGTGTTGTAATCCGCCTGCAGGATTTTCCCGTCTTTCAGTGCCTTGTTCAGTTCTTCCTGACGGGCGGTATATTTCTCCAGCGGCGTCTGCAGCCGTTCGTAAGCCTTCTGCGCCTCTTCGGTATATTTCAGCCGTGATGCCTCAGACTCGGCCCAGTCCTTTGCTGCCATCTCTCTGGCCTTTTCAAGATCGGCCTGCAACGTGGCGGCTGAAAGTCCAAGTTGCGCATTCGCTCTGTCCTCCCATGCTCCCCGGAGATTGGCAAGAAATGCTGAGGTTTTACCGCGCCGGTGGCTCCGGCTCTGATACCACTGCCATTTTTTGTCCGCCTCATCAAAAGCCTTTTCTGCTTTCTCCAGCATTCCCTGGGCAGTGTCCGGGCGACCAATATCCAGCACCGAATCCCACATGGATTTGAATGCCCGTGCTGTCCTGTCTGCCCAGGTCTCCAGCGTGCCCATGTTCTCTTTCAGGCGGCGGGTCTGGTCATCAAACCCTTTCGTTGCGGCCTCGTTCGCCGCCTGCAATGCCCCGGCTTCATCTCCGGAACGCTGCAACTGAGCAACATACGCAATCTGCTCCGCCGTCACGTTATGGAACTGACGTGCCATCGCTGTCAGTCCCGACGTCGGGTCTGTGGTCAGCTTCCCGAAGGCTTCAGCGACCTTGTCCACCTCCACGCCGGATGCAGAGGAGAAACGCGCCACACTCTGGCTGATCGCCTCAAACTGCTCACCACCACGCACACCGGCATTCACCAGCGCCGTCAGTGACTCGCTGGTCTGGTTAAACGTCAGCCCTGCCGCCTGCCCGGCTCTGGACAGGACCAGCATACGATCTGCCGTCAGTCCCGCCTGATTGCCGGAAAGGACCAGCGTTTTGTTGAAATCGGACAGGGTTGAGTTGCCCTGATACCAGGCATACGCCAGCGCACCGGTCGCCACCGCCAGCGAGGTGGCCCCCACCATCGGCAGGGTGATCGCACCGGCAAGCCCCCTGAACATGGGGATCATCCCGCCGAAGGAGTCCTTAACCTGACCCCCCTGTTGCAGCAGGATCAGCCACGGGCTTTGCCCGCCTGCAAGCTGCGTGGCCACGTCGGTGAACTGTGCAGGCAGCATACGCATGGCGGCTTTATACTGTCCGACGGAAATCCCCGCTTTCTGTGCAGCCAGCGCCTGCCGGTTCATTGACTGTTCAACGACTGCCGCTGTTTTTTTCGCATCACTTTCCGTACCGGAAAAATGACGCCTGACTCTGGCCATCTGCTCGTCAAATCTGGCCGCATCCAGACTCAAATCAACGACCAGATCGCCTACCGGTTCAGCCATACCGGACTCCTCCTGCGATCCCTTCTGATACTGTCATCAGCATTACGTCATCCTCCGTCATGTCCGCCACATCCGGGGAAGCGGGGATAACTTCATTCCCGTCCGGGCCAAAGCGGACGCCTCCGGCAAGCCCTGCCGCTTTCTGCATCAGCACATCATCTTCAGGCTCTTCGTCAGCCTCGCGCCGGTTCAGCAGACTGAAATCCAGCGGATGCATATCCGGATCGCTGAAAAACAGGCTGAGTACGGTGTACGTCAGCCCGGAAAAGTGCATATCCAGCAGAACATCATGAAAATAATGGGTACTGTAAAAGCGGTGCCAGTCGGCATACTCCGTGGATGACATCCCGGCAAGCATGGCGCGCCAGTCGGGTCGCCCCATCTCACGCGCCAGTTTCAGGGCAAAACTCAGCTCACCGTCGAACACTTTCCCGCAGAAACAGGCTCTGCTGGCCCGGCGTCATCTGCCTGTTCAGGTGCATCATTCACAACAAACTCAGACATACCGGACAGACGCATTACCACATTTTCAGCCTGAGCAATTGCCTCTGTGGGCCAGGTGGTAAGCACTTCCTGCTCAATTTGTTTAACGGCTTCATTCATGGACGGCATCTTTGTCTTCTGCGGATGGCTATGCCACAGGGACATCGCCACCAGAAAAGCACCGGTTCTGACGAGATCTTCCACGCTCACCTGTCGATTGAGACTGGATCCCGCCTGTTCTGCCTGTCGTTTCAGCAGGGCGAGATGCTCAATTCGCTGCAGGGCTGACAGTTCAGAAAGCGTGACGCTCACACCGTTATATTCAAATGATTCGGTTTTCAGGAACATCGCTGACTCTCCGGATTAACTGTCGGTGACGGTGATTTCTGCAACCACAGCAAGTTCACCATTACCGGATACAACCGGAATGTTGACCTTGCCTGCAGCAACACCTTTCACGGTGATGGTCATACCACTGACCGACACGGTGGCTTTTGTTTTATCCGCAGACACCGCACGGAAGCTCTTGTCGGTTGCGCCTTCCGGCTGGAATGCCACGGTCAGCGTGGTGCTCTGCCCTTTCACCACCGAAGTGCTGGCAGGCGTCACGGTCATGCCGGTTGCCGCTGTTACCGTGCTGCGATCTTCTGCCATCGACGGACGTCCCACATTGGTGACCTTCACCGTGCGGGTAATCACTTCCTTCGCCGTCACCGCCTTACCGATACTGCTGACCCAGCCACGGAACACATCGACCGTGCCGTTCGGGAAGCGGATTTTATAGGCACGGGTATCACCTTCATTAAACCACGCCAGCAGCGCCTGCTGCCCCTGCTCTCCGGGCATCCACGCCAGCGTGAAGCTGGTATCTCCGGCAGATTTCTGCCCCTGCCCGGTCGCAGTCCAGTCTGCATCTTTATCATCGAGATAGCTGTCGTCATAGGACTCAGCGGTCAGTTCGCCGGGCGTCAGGTCTTTAACTTTTGCCAGACGCGACCAGTCAACGTCTGAAAGCGGGTTCGCATAAGGGTCACCGCTCCCCTTATAAACCCACAGGGTGGTCCCGGCACCTTTCACCGGCATTACAGGATTTGGTACAGGCATAGCGTCCTCACATTTCATAGGTAATGACATAAGTCAGATCGGCTGAACTCCACAGGCCCGCATCATCGTCGCGCCGGTAGTCATAGCCACTGGCCACCATACTGGTGATCAAATCTGACAGTGCCGGGATATCGCTCATCACCGGATAAATCCGGGACTCCATCCACGCATCCAGCTCTGAATCCGGCACCTGAGCAGGCAGGAAAACTTCAATATGCAGCTCCGCCTGCCAGGTATCGCTGTCCAGCTCTTCGCCCGTGTATTCAGCGCCGGTGAGATAAACGGCAATTGCCGGAAAATCTTCCTCATCAAAAACAGCGGGGCGACCATCAAAAAGCGTCGCCCCGGTGTCATGCTTCTCCAGTGCATCCAGTACGGCTGCACGGAGTTCAGTATGTTTCATCGCTTTATTACCATCCTCAGTTGATGCTGCAGCGCATAGCCCAGCTCTTTCGGAAGACGCTCACGCCGTATCCGCTCAATATTCTGTTTAAACGCCGTGGTCAGCGGCACCGCCATCGGGATTTTCACCACATCAATGGGGTAACGGTTTTTCCCGGCCACACGCTGCATGACATGCCAGCGGCCATTTTTCAGTTGCTGAATAAACGCGCCGGGAATACGACGGTTTCCCACCACAAGCACGCTGCCGCCACCTTTCAGGGCTGAACGCTGCCCCTTTTTACGACGCCTGCGTCGGGACAGGACAATCCGCGCGTTACCCAGCTTTATTACGGGCAAATCCCCCCGGTTAACCTTGATTCTGGCCTGCGGATTTTTGACCGTGGCCCTTTTCAGCCTGGCCCTTTCCTTTACCAGTTTCCGGCGTACCTTTGTCTCACGGGCAACCTGTGACGCCGACTGCGATATCGCGGATGAAGCAACGCGGTTAATAGCCATTGCGGCGGCACCGGGCACCGCCGCTCTGCTGATACGACTGAGGTTTTCAACGGCCTGCTCAAGACCTTTTATGGCCATACATCCCCCTTTCAGCGGCGACGGTTAACGGCAGGCGGTACGCCCCGCCCAAGCCAGAGATGACAGCTTCCGCCATCATCCGGCGAAATCCGGTCTATCCAGAAGTTTTCCTCACCGATGGTCAGCGTGTCGCCGCGCCGCAGCTGCCGCACATCATCAGTCCGGACAAACAGGGACGGGCTGGAGCCTTCAACGCGCACGCCCTGTCCGGCATAGCTGATATTTTCAGGGTCATCAAAAACACCACGTATCACAGCACCGGACTGCTCACCGGATGTCATGGTGGCTGACGTTCCCATGTACCCGCGTATCGTTTCATCGGCGCGGGCAATGGCAGCATCGAACAGGTTATCGAAATCAGCCACAGCGCCTCCCGTTATTGCATTCTGGCCAGGCCGCGCTCTGTCATTTCAGCTGACACACCGGCAGAGACACGGAACGCCGTTCCCGGCAGCACAAATGCCACAGCCTCATCCCGCGTGGCGTGAAGTGCATCAGTATGCAGCGTCACCAGTGCCACAACCGTGACCAGATCAGCCGTATCAGTCACGGTATCCGGCTGCGCTGATACAACCTCATTTTCATGTCCGGTCAGCGCATTTTCCGGGCTGACAGATGTGTCCTGACCGGCAGCGTCATCCGTGTCATCAAGCTCCTCTTCCAGCTCTGCCACACGGAGCACCAGTTCTTCTTTCGTCCCCGTCAGGCTGACATCACGGTTCAGTTGCTCACCCAGCACCTGAAGACGGGCAATCAGTTCATCTTTCGTCATAGACTCCTCCACAGAGAGAAAATGGCCCCGAAGGGCCATGATTACGCCAGTTGTACGGACACGAACGCATCAGGGTCAGCCAGCAGCATCAGCGGTGCTGACTGAATCATGGTGAACTCACGCGCCGGATCGCCGGTGGTCACCCAGTTTTTCGGGTAGCGGGCAGAGGCGTTAATACCTTCGCGCTGTGCGTCCGCATCCTGAATGCAGCCATAGGTGCGCAGACCGCGTGCCTGAGTGTTCCCCAGCACCATCGTGTTGTCCGGAAGGAAGTTCTTTTTGACGTCGTTTTCCACGTACTGTCCGGAATACACGACGATCGCCGTATCGCCATACATCCCCTTATAGGACACCGCTTCGCCCAGGTCTTTTACCGCTGTCTCCAGCTCGGAATTAGAGCCGCGACGGGTATCCAGCTTCTCCTTGACGGCTTTGAAGGAACGGAACAGCGCCCAGCCTTTCGGATCAAACACGATGATATTCACCACTCCGCTGGCGTTCAGCGCATAGGCTTCGATATCGTCGGTCGGGTCATACGTGGACTTGTCACGCTTGCTCCACTCCGTACCACCGGACTGTGTGATGTTGTTCGCCGCACTGCGGCCCATATCCACCTCAACCGGATCGAAGGCTTCACCGGTCATGGTGTATTTGCCCTTAAGCACAGCAGAAACTGCCTGCATCTCTTCGACCTGAGCAATGGCCAGCTCTTCGTCTCGCATGTTCTGCATGATGATGCGACGGCGGCGGTAAGCCGGGTCCGCCAGATTCTGCGGATCTTCATCCGGCAGGCGACGCAGGGTCATCTGCGGATTCACCTCATGCTTCGGCTTGACATATCCCGGTGTAAATTCAGAGGTGGAGCCGCCACGGGAGCGGATAACCTCACCGGAAACAATCGGCGAAACGTACAGCGCCATGTTTACCAGTCCCGGAATTTGTGAGAGATAGACTTTCTCCGTGGTGAAGGGATAGCTCTCACGGAAAAAGAGACGCAGAAACAGCGGATCAAACTTAAATTTCTTCTCATTTGCCGCCAGCAGCTGGGCGGTTGTGTACATCGACATAAAAAAATCCCGTAAAAAAAGCCGCACAGGCGGCCTTTAGTGATGAAGGGTAAGGTTAAACGATGCTGATTGCCGTTCCGGCAAACGCGGTCCGTTTTTTCGTCTCGTCGCTGGCAGCCTCCGGCCAGAGCACATCCTCATAACGGAACGTGCCGGACTTGTAGAACGTCAGCGTGGTGCTGGTCTGGTCAGCATCAACCGCCAGAATGCCAACGGCAGTACCGTCGGTGGTGCCATCCCACGCAACCAGCTTACGGGTGGAGGTGTCCAGCATCATCGGGGTCATTGCAGGCGCTTTCGCACTCAATCCGCCGGGCGCGGTTGCCGTATGTGCCGGGTCACTGTTGCCCAGCGGCTGGTAATGGGTAAAGGTTTCTTTGCTCGTCATAAACATCCCTTACACTGGTGTGTTCAGCAAATCGTTAACGGCATCAGATGCCGGGTTACCTGCAGCCAGCGGTGCCGGTGCCCCCTGCATCAGACGATCCAGCGCAGTGTCACTGCGCGCCTGTGCACTCTGTGGTGCAGCTGCCAGAATGCGGCGGGCCGTTTCCACGGTCATACCGGGGGTTTCTGCCAGCACGCGGGCCTGTTCTTCGCGTCCGTGAGCCTCCTCACAGTTGAGGATCCCCATAATGCGGCTGTTTTCTGCCGCAACCGCAGCGGTGATCTGCGCGTTCACGTCCGGCTGCGCCGCGCTGGCGTTTTCGCCCTCCGTCGCTGGCACCACGTCAGTAACGTCAGTCTGCGAAGCAGTGGCTGAAACAGTTGTTGATTGAGTCTCTTTGGTCATTCGCCCTCCTGAGAGACGGGATTTACGCGCATCCAGTGCATCACGCATGACGGTGATCGCATCGGTGCTGTTAACAAGTTCATCAGCCAGTCCGGCATCAATGGCCTCCTGACCGCTGTACACTGCAGCCTCGGTATCCAGCACAGCCTGCACAGACAGGCCGGTATATGCCGACACCTTCTGCGCAAACATCTGGCGGGTTGCGTCCATCCGGGACTGCAGTGTCTCCCGGACGTCATCCGGAAGATGGCTGTAGGGATTGCCATCCACCTTATGGCTGCCGCTGTAAATCAGCGTGATTTCCACACCCTGTTTCTCCAGGGCAGCACCGTAATTACTGTGAGCCATCATGACGCCGATGGAGCCTGTCCGGGCGGTCTGCGTGACCAGACGCCGGGAGGCGGCACTGGCAAGCAGCTGACCTGCACTGCAGTTCATGTCGTTGGCCAGCGCCCATACCGGTTTTATGTCTCGCACACGGGCGATGATGTCAGCGCAGTCAAATGCCCCCGCCACCATTCCGCCTGGCGTGTCCATATCGAGCAGAATGCCGTCCACCATCGGGTCGCTGGCAGCCTGTTGCAGACGGGCGATAATGCCGTTGTAACCGGTCATCCCCGAGTACGGCTGCAGCGCCCGCGTCCGGCTGACCAGCGTGCCGGACACCGGCAGCACGGCGATGCCGTTCATGACCTGATAACTGCGGGCCTGTCGTGGTCCGTCATCATCACCGGATAATGCCAGCGTCGCGAGTGCCTCCTGGGCAGTCAGGCTGTCGCCGGACACCGCATCCGTCAGGCGGCTGATCCCAAGCTGGCCTGCAAGCGCACAAAAGAAAACCCGCGCATAGGCGGGTTCAAGCATCAGCGGCTCATTAAAGGCCATGCTGGCAATATGCGGGAGATTACGCAGCTCTGCTGTCACTCTTCTCCTCCTCTGTTGATTGTCGCAGCCCGGATTCAAATGCCGCAGCCGCCCAGGCGGGTGGTTTAAGACCGGCTGCACGACGCTCCATCGTTTCACGGACCTGCTGGGCAAAAATTTCCTGATAGTCGTCACCGCGTTTTGCGCACTCTTTCTCGTAGGTACTCAGTCCGGCTTCTATCAGCATCACCGCTTCCTGTACTTCTTTCAGACCATCGATGGCCATACGACCGGAGCCTATCCAGTCGCAGTTCCCCCAGGCACTTCGGGCTTCCTGAAAACTGAAGCGCGCTTTTGGAGGTAACGTCACCACGCGGCGAACGATGGCCTCTTCCAGCCAGCACAGAAACATCTGGCTCGCCTGACGGGATGCGACGAATTTTCGCCGCCCCATAAAGTACGCCCACGACTCGTTCGCACTGGCCCGTGCCGTGGAGTAGCTCATCTGGGCGTAATTCCGGGAAAGCTGCTCATACGAGACACCCAGCCCGGCAGCGATATACCGCAGCAGTGACTGCTCAAAAACGGAGTAGCCATTATCCGTGTCCTGAGCCGTCTGCAGGTTCAGTGAGTCACCCGGCATCAGGTGAGGCACTTTTGCGCCTCCCAGCCGGACCGGTGCTGCGGCGTAATACGCGGCAATTTCACCAATCCAGCCGGTCAGCTTGTCCCGCTGCTCCTGACTATTCGCGCCAAGAATAAAATCCATCGCTGACTGCGTATCCAGCTCACTTTCAATGGTGGCGGCATACATCGCCTTCACAATGGCACTCTGCAGCTGCGTGTTCTGCAGCGTGTCGAGCATCTTCATCTGCTCCATCACGCTGTAAAACACATTTGCACCGCGGGTCTGCCCGTCCTCCACGGGTTCAAAGACGTGAATGAACGAGGCACGACCGCCGGGTAACTCACGGGGTATCCATGTCCATTTCTGCGGCATCCAGCCAGGATAGCCGTCCTCGCTGACGTAATATCCCAGCGCCGCACCGCTGTCATTAAGCTGCACACCGGCACGGCAGTTCCGGCTGTCGCCGGTATTGTTCGGGTTGCTGATGCGCTTCGGGCTGACCATCCGGAACTGTGTCCGGAAAAGCCGCGACGAACTGGTATCCCAGGTGGCCTGAACGAACAGTTCACCGTTAAAGGCGTGCATGGCCACACCTTCCCGAATCATCATGGTAAACGTGCGTTTTCGCTCAACGTCAATGCAGCAGCAGTCATCCTCGGCAAACTCTTTCCATGCCGCTTCAACCTCGCGGGAAAAGGCACGGGCTTCTTCCTCCCCGATGCCCAGATAGCGCCAGCTTGGGCGATGACTGAGCCGGAAAAAAGACCCGACGATATGATCCTGATGCAGCTGGATGGCGTTGGCGGCATAGCCGTTATTGCGTACCAGATCGTCTGCGCGGGCATTGCCACGGGTAAAGTTGGGCAGCAGGGCTGCATCCACACTTTCACTCGGTGGGTTCCACGCCCGCAACTGCCCACCAAATCCGCTGCCACCGCCGTGATAACCGGCATATTCACGCAGCGATGTCATGCCGTCCGGCCCCAGAAGGGTGGGAATGGTGGACGTTTTCATACATAAAATCCTGCAGGTCCCCTGCGTCGCTGTGTCATGCCGGTCTGCACTTCCAGCTCCGCAATGTATTTTTTCAGGTCAGACACGGAAGTGGCCGTAAACTCCACCCTTCGTCCGTCTTTCTGTACCGTTGCCACCCGTTTTCCTGTCATCAGGTCATGCAGTGCCGCACGGGCAGCGGCAAGTTCTTCCTGTCGCGTCATTCATCCTCTCCGGATAAGGCACGGGCGTAATCTGCCAGTGTTTTCTTGTTGGTTGCTGCACCATCCTCTTCCTGCAGGCTCGCCAGCAGTGCACTGAGATCCAGCTGCCAGCGGGAAATACTGATGCGCAGCGCCGCCAGCGCATAAACGAAGCAGTCGAGCGCCTCATTGCGTCGCTTTTTGCTGTCCCACAGTATTTTTTTCCTGCCATCCACCCATTTTTCGACCTGCTCTTCAGCAGTCAGTTGCTGCGCTTCGGTCAGATCAAAAATATCCGGGTTATTCGGGAAGTGAACGGCACCGGGAAGCGGTTCATCCCCTCCCGGCGTCAGTGTGAAGCGGTTATAAATCTGCTCTTTCGCGGTATCCGTACCGATTTCGGTAAGGTAAACCCCGTTTTTGTTTCGCTTACGTGGCATGCTGGCCACCGGCTTTCCGTAGACGGATGCCCCTTTAATGGGGATCACCCGGAACAGCCCATGTTTTTTCGAGCGTTCATACACGATGGTCGGGTCAATCCCGCCAATATCCCAGCAGATACGGGATATCGACATTTCTGCACCATTCCGGCGGGTATAGGTTTTATTGATGGCCTCATCCACACGCAGCAGCGTCTGTTCATCGTCGTGGCGGCCCATAATAATCTGCCGGTCAATCAGCCAGCTTTCCTCACCCGGTCCCCATCCCCATACGCGCATTTCGTAGCGGTCCAGCTGGGAGTCGATACCGGCGGTCAGGTAAGCCACACGGTCAGGAACGGGCGCTGAATAATGCTCTTTCCGCTCTGCCATCACTTCAGCATCCGGACGTTCGCCGATTTTCGCTTCCCACGTCTCACCGAGCGTGGTGTTCACGAAGGTTTTACGTTTTCCCGTATCCCCTTTCGTTTTCATCCAGTCTTTGACAATCTGCACCCAGGTGGAGAACGGGCTGTACGCTGTCCAGATGTGAAAGGTCACACTGTCAGGCGGCTCAATCTCTTCACCGGATGACGAAAACCAGAGAATGCCATCACGGGTCCAGATCCCGGTCTTTTCGCAGATATAACGGGCATCAGTAAAGTCCAGCTCCTGCTGGCGGATGACGCAGGCATTATGCTCGCAGAGATAAAACACGCTGGAGGGATCATCCGGCGTCCATTTGAGGCCAAACGGCGTCTCTTTGTCGCCAAATTTAAGGTACTGTTCCTCCCCGCAGTGCGGGCAGGCAACATGAAAACGCATAAAATGCGGGGATTCACTGGCTGCACGCTCAATCTGACAGGTGCCTCTCACTTTGGGCGTGGAGCCACGGATGGACTTTGGCCAGACCGAGCCTTCAATACGCTTGTCACCCAGGAACGTCGGAGAGCCTTCCTGTTCAATATCATCATCAAAGGCAGCAAGTTCATCATAACCCGCCACATCCACTGACTTTTCACGGTAGTTTTTTGCCGCTTTACCGCCCAGGCACCAGAAACCACGCCCATTGGTGAAACGCTTCATGGTGAGCGTGTTATCCCGGTGCTTTTTGCCATACCACGGGGCCAGCGCCAGCAGCGACGGAATATCGCGGATGGTCGGCTCAACGTGGGTTTTCATAAAGTTCTCGGCATCACCATCCGTCGGCAACCAGATAAGGGTGTTGCGCTGCTTATGCTCTATGAAGTAGGCATAAACACCCAACAGCATTTTGGAATAACCGACACGGGCAGACTTCACCACATTCACCTCGCGGATGTAGTCGCTGCCCATCGCATTCATGATGGCCCGCTGAAAGGGCAGTGTTTCCCAGCGCCCTTCCTGGTATGCGGATTCTTTCGGGAGATAGTAATTAGCATCCGCCCATTCAACGGCGGTCTGTGGCTCCGGCCTGAACAGTGAGCGAAGCCCGGCGCGGACAAAATGCCGTAGCCTGTTAACCTGACTGTTCGATATATTCACTCAGCAACCCCGGTATCAGTTCATCCAGCGCGGCTGCTTTGTTCATGGCTTTGATGATATCCCGTTTCAGGAAATCAACATGTCGGTTTTCCAGTTCCGGAAAACGCCGCTGCACCGACAGGGGGATCCCGTCGAGAATACTGGCAATTTCACCTGCGATCCGCGACAGCACGAAAGTACAGAATGCGGTTTCCACCACTTCAGCGGAGTCTCTGGCATTTTTCAGCTCCTGTGCGTCGGCCTGCGCACGCGTAAGTCGATGGCGTTCGTACTCAATAGTCCCTGGCTGGAGATCTGTCTCGCTGGCCTGCCGCAGTTCTTCAACTTCCCGGCGCAGCTTTTCGTTCTCAATTTCAGCATCCCTTTCGGCATACCATTTTATGACGGCGGCAGAATCATAAAGCACCTCATTACCCTTGCCACCGCCTCGCAGAACGGGCATTCCCTGCTCCTGCCAGTTCTGAATGGTACGGATACTCGCACCGAAAATATCAGCCAGCTGCTTTTTGTTGACTTCCATTGTTCATTCCACGGACAAAAACAGAGAAAGGAAACGACAGAGGCCAAAAAGCTCGCTTTCAGCACCTGTCGTTTCCTTTCTTTTCAGAGGGTATTTTAAATAAAAACATTAAGTTATGACGAAGAAGAACGGAAACGCCTTAAACCGGAAAATTTTCATAAATAGCGAAAACCCGCGAGGTCGCCGCCCCGTAACCTGTCGGATCGCCGGAAAGGACCCGAAAAATGATAATAATTATCATCTACATATCACAACGTGCATCTACGCCATCAAACCACGTCAAATAATCAATTATGACGCAGGTATCGTATTAATTGATCTGCATCAACTTAACGTAAAAACAACTTCAGACAATACAAATCAGCAACACTGAATACGGGGCAACCTCATGTCAACTAAGAACAGAACCCGCAGAACAACAACCCGCAACATCCGCTTTCCTAACCAAATGATTGAACAAATTAACATCGCTCTTGAGCAAAAAGGGTCTGGGAATTTCTCAGCCTGGGTCATTGAAGCCTGCCGTCGGAGACTAACGTCAGAAAAGAGAGCATATACATCAATCCAAAGTGATGATGAATAAACATCCCGGTTTCTTCCACCATCGCACCGGAAAAGCGACTATGAGGGTAACCCTGCGTCTGTCAGCACAGTAAAACCCGGTGCGCATCGTTTTTGATTATTCCCGCACACTCACGCAGAAGGAATTCCCCGTCGGGCTACGGTCATGGTTAATGCGGGAATACGGCGACGATACAGCGCAGCTAAAAGGGTAATGGACAGAAAGAGCGGTTTATTTCATTCCACAGGATTCTGAGTGCCCCCCTCCTCCAATAGGCTGAGCATCCACCTATATAGTTTTAATTTTCATCAATCCATTTAACTATCGTTTAATTGTTGTCACATAGGATTCTGCCGTTTTTAACAATGCAGGATAATAAGATGAAAAAAATGTTGTTTTCTGCCGCTCTGGCAATGCTTATTACAGGATGTGCTCAACAGACGTTTACTGTTGGAAACAAACCGACAGCAGTAACACCAAAGGAAACCATCACCCATCACTTCTTCGTTTCGGGAATTGGACAGGAGAAAACTGTTGATGCAGCCAAAATTTGTGGCGGCGCAGAAAATGTTGTTAAAACAGAAACCCAGCAAACATTCGTAAATGGATTGCTCGGTTTTATTACTTTAGGCATTTATACTCCGCTGGAAGCGCGTGTGTATTGCTCACAATAATTGCATGAGTTGCCCATCGATATGGGCAGCTCTATCTGCACTGCTCATTAATATACTTCTGGGCTCCTTCCAGTTGTTTTTGCATAGTGATCAGCCTCTCTCTGAGGGTGAAATAATCCCGTTCAGCGGTGTCTGCCAGTCGGGGGGAGGCTGCATTATCCACGCCGGAGGCGGTGGTGGCTTCACGCACTGACTGACAGACTGCTTTGATGTGCAACCGACGACGACCAGCGGCAACATCATCACGCAGAGCATCATTTTCAGCTTTCGCATCAGCTAACTCCTTCGTGTATTTTGCATCGAGCGCAGCAACATCACGCTGACGCATCTGCATGTCAGTAATTGCCGCGTTCGCCAGCTTCAGTTCTCTGGCATTTTTGTCGCGCTGGGCTTTGTAGGTAATGGCGTTATCACGGTAATGATTAACAGCCCATGACAGGCCGACGATGATGCAGATAACCAGAGCGGAGATAATCGCGGTTACTCTGTTCATTGCTGACCCCACAAACAGATTTCACGCTCAATCTCACGACGAGTCATGAGACCTTTCCATTGCTTACCGCCAGCATATGTCCAGCGACGTAGCTGATCACATGCGCCTTTGATATCGCCCTGGTTTATTTTGCGAAGAAGCGTCGATGTTCTGAAATTGCCAGCACCCACGTTGTAAACGAATGAATAAAGAGCGCCGCGCATTGTTTCCGGTATATCGACTTTGATGTACGGGTTAATTTGTCTGGCGACCGTGGCAAGGTCTTTATTCAGGAGGGCTTTGCATTCTGCTTTGGTATACGTTTTACCGAGCATGATGTCTTTTCCTGTATGCCCGTGACATACAGTCCATACACCAACAATATCTTTGTATGGTATGTAGCTGACACCTTCCAGACCATCGTTACCACTTGGGCCAGTAATTAACACTGATGCTATAGCAATTGCTCCGCCACCAATAGCAGCAGCAACGGCTTTTCGTAATGATGGAGGCATTATTCACCTCTCGCAGCCTTGCGCTTATCTTCTTTAATCTTGAAATAAAGGTTTGTCAGGTACGTCAGCAGGCCAAATACCAGGCTACCCAGCACACCTATTGCTGCCCACTGTGAGGGCGTGACTTTATCGAGCAGCTGTAAAAACCAGTAACCGGCACTACCTGCTGAGGTGCCATAGGCGACACCCGTTGTTAACTTATCCATGGATTTCATAACCCCACCTCGCAGACAAAGCGGGTGTAAATTGAGGGAATACAACGTATCGCAAAAAAGCAGAAACGTAACAGACTCGGAGTCAGTGAATAACTCAGGTATTGAGTTATCAGCTAATATCGAGACTCAAAAAATGGAAAAACCAGCTCGACGGCGGGTTTAAGCTGTGTGACGAAGTAACCACTCTTAACAGCATAACCAATTTTTTACGTACGTAAACCACTGAATGATATTTATGAGAATGCTACCGAGTGTTCAAAACACCACCACAAATACATAAGAAAACCTCAACAAATAACCAATAAATAATTTCAGACGTTATTTTTAGTTGATTTAAATTAAACTGCTGAATTATAGAACCTCCATAAATAACAACCATTAATATAAATTAGCTAATAGGTTTATTTTTGTTCAAATAAGAGCCATAAATAGGTTTCGATAGAAAAAGTTCAGATAAAAATAGAGATCTACTTCACAAATTAAATGAGAAACTAAAACTTACATCTTGAAATAATCACATTGATTAGATGAATATTTATCGCGCAGTGACATCATTTTTTAATAATAGTTCAAAAAAAAGGGCTCACGATGAAAAAATTAACAGTGGCAATTTCTGCTGTAGCTGCATCAGTACTGATGGCGATGTCTGCTCAGGCAGCTGAAATTTATAATAAAGACAGTAACAAGCTGGATCTGTACGGGAAAGTTAATGCCAAGCACTACTTCTCCTCTAATGATGCAGATGATGGTGATACTACTTATGCCCGTCTTGGCTTCAAAGGTGAAACCCAAATCAACGATCAACTGACTGGTTTCGGTCAGTGGGAATATGAATTCAAAGGCAACCGCGCTGAATCTCAAGGTTCCTCCAAAGACAAAACCCGTCTTGCATTTGCAGGCCTGAAATTCGGTGACTACGGCTCAATCGATTACGGCCGTAACTACGGTGTAGCATACGACATCGGTGCGTGGACTGACGTTCTGCCAGAATTCGGTGGCGATACCTGGACCCAAACAGATGTGTTCATGACTGGTCGCACCACTGGTGTTGCAACCTATCGTAACAACGACTTCTTTGGTCTGGTTGATGGTCTGAACTTTGCTGCTCAGTACCAAGGCAAAAACGATCGTAGCGATTTCGATAACTACACTGAAGGTAACGGTGATGGCTTCGGTTTCTCTGCTACCTATGAATACGAAGGATTCGGTATCGGTGCAACTTATGCGAAATCTGATCGTACCGACACTCAAGTTAATGCAGGGAAAGTTCTTCCTGAAGTATTTGCTTCCGGTAAAAATGCAGAAGTTTGGGCCGCAGGTCTGAAATATGACGCTAACAACATTTACCTGGCCACTACCTATTCTGAAACCCAGAATATGACTGTATTTGCTGATCACTTCGTTGCTAATAAAGCCCAAAACTTCGAAGCTGTTGCACAATATCAGTTCGATTTCGGTCTGCGTCCGTCCGTTGCTTACCTGCAATCTAAAGGTAAAGATCTTGGAGTATGGGGCGATCAGGACTTAGTCAAATATGTTGATGTAGGTGCAACCTATTACTTCAACAAAAATATGTCTACTTTCGTTGATTACAAAATCAACCTGCTTGACAAAAATGACTTCACTAAAGCACTCGGTGTAAGCACTGATGACATCGTTGCTGTAGGTCTGGTTTACCAGTTCTAATCTGATTACGAAAAAGATATGTTGCGGGAGGCGTTGCCTCCCCAACATATAAGTGGCTCCCTCAAGCCACTTCCTTTAGAAGCACAACCTTGCTTCTAACTATATAAACCTTCTGTTATATATTACCCTTTATTTTTGGGGGCGTCTCAACGCCCCATTTTTAATAATTTTTAGTAAACAATTGGCATATTAATTAGAGTTATTAACAACGATATCCATCTCTAACCGGATATCTAATGCCATTAACATCCCTTCAATTATGCCCTCAGCCTTCTGTAACCTTTTCCCGATATAACCATCAGAGCAGCAATGCTTACCTGCCAGTGACATGAATGTCATACCGACTACATAATAATCTACTAATAAATCGTGCAAATCGCTGTTGTTCTTTTTCAGACGGGCCATGCACCCGCAAATAATCATCGCGTCATCGTCACAACATTGCGGGCGAGATTTTACTTTTGAAGTAATTAATCCCTTAAAACCGGCGGCAATGGACGACCAGGTCACATCTTCATGATTATTAGCCGCCCACGCTCCCCAACGCTCAAGAACCATCTGAATATCACGCATCAACTTACTCCACAAAAATCAGACCAGAACGCCAATTACAAGCAAAAATCAACAAAACAGTATTAGTTGATTGTTATCTCTGACTTCATACTCCTGCTCCTGTCAGGGTTTTGGCGTAATTCTTCAGTATTCGGTAATCGGTCAAAACAGAACCGGGGAAACGATATAAGCGCAGATGCCCCCAGCGGTGGCGAAGAAGTTCTGCCATATAAAACTCAAACATCATTCATTCCCCATTTCGGTGATGGTCAGTTCCAGCCTCCCACCTTTGGTAACAGGCATCTTCACAACGCGGTAATCAACGACCTGAGCATCATCCAGCCAGAAACCTGCTTTAGTGAGTGCGTCAAAAGCGGCTTTTTGCAGATTATCCAGGTCACGGCGACGGCGATCCGGCATGTGGCACTCAATGCGGATTTTCACAGGAATAGCCAGGCCGATATCCAGCATTGCGTTTTTAATGATTCGGGCGACGTTATCGCGGTATGCCTGCCCCTCTGCGCTGATGTGCGTGCGCCCGCGATTATGGCGGTAATAGCGATTATTGCTCGGAGGCCAGGGTAATGTGATGTGGTAAGTATTCACGCCTTGATTACCCCCTCTTTCAGCCAGATAACCTGCGTTCTCGCCATACCTTCCAGCGCGCATTCTTTTGCGTACTCAGCATCGACAAAATGCGTGCGGCGATCGATTTCGTCGTGGCAGGCAGAACATGCAATGGTGGCAATCAGGTCTGGCGGTTTAATACCGGTGCCGCACAATCCAGCCAGCCGGATATATGCCAGTACAGACGTTTCAGGGTTGCCATTACATACGCCAGGGATTCTTACCTGGCATTCCCGACCACGCGCTGCTTTTCTCAAATCAGCCATGATTCCTCCTTGCTGCCAGTCGCAACCATTTTTTATCAACCAGGCTGGCGGTATATCCGAGCAGTGTTGGTATTTCGGATGGCTTCAGCTCAGGTTTACGCTTACGACGATTTGGTACTTTGTAGATGTGTCCGTTCATGACACGAATAAGCGGTGTAGCCATTACGCCTCCTGCTTGTCGCGCAGCAGCTGGAACTCGCAGCTCTGTGGAATAGTCAGGTGACAGCCAATATTCATCGCCCAGGCTTCAACCTTACACAGGAAGACATACATCTCTCCGGTATCAAGATCGGAGGTATGGCGTAACGACTGGATAGTAGTGATTTCGCCGGTTACGACATCAACCAGGTCCTTGGTTTCATAACCGAGGTATGTGTGTTTGAGAGCATCTTTTACCCATGCTGCGGTAGCGAACGATTTCCCCCTGCTGATGAGGTATTCACTGATTTCGCTGTACCACATGTGGCTGAGTGCATTCTGGGAAAGACTGCGTCTCTCTCGCCACGGTTTAAGCACCATGCGAAAGCATTTGCCTTCCTCCAGATAAGGCTGGATCTGCTGGCCGATAGCGGTGAAGTTGCCGCGATGTAATTTGATGCCGTCTTGTGAGAGGTTCACGCTTCACCTCCGCAGAGGTCAAACGTTAGATGCAAAGAATTGCAGGTGCATTTCTGCATCTGTGACGGGAGAAGTGAGTTTGGATTGTGTGTGCGCATAAACGTCCCCGTTTAGCGCAGAAGTCACCGGAGTTGTTCAGGCTCCGATGAGATGATTATGGCAGGTTGATTATTGAAAATCAATTTTGTGGATTTAGGCGCAATATGAAGGATCATTAGCAGCTCTAATACCGTTCTGAATCGATTGCTCGCACCCTATTGTGAGCCAGGAAATATTTTTGCTCGATGTAAGTCAAGCCACCGGCTTCACGTCGCTCAGATACTTGAGGAAGTGGAGTGACATTCTGGCAGGCGGTTAGCATCACCTGCTCGCCATAACCAAGCGAGTGTACAAAGTTCGCTGTCGGTGAATCACCTTTTTATTGGAGCGCGCTGCACTTCTCATTGAGGATAATTGGTACCCAGTAGACGTATTTTTTCGCTACTGAGTACCTGTGACGATGGCAATCAGATCGGCACTACGACAAGTGAAAAAAATCACATTGTATTAAGCATGATTTCATTAAAAACTGGCCAATAGTTATTAAAAGACCCCTTGCGGGGTCTTTTAATTTATTGTTTTTTAAGCATTTCCTTGATTTTTTTCTTACTTTCTTCAGAAATTCTGCTTTGGTTGTTGATATTTTTCTGCTTCATAAGCCCCTTCACTCTCAGTTAATCACTGTTCAATTATTAAGCTGGTTTGCTTATACTTTCTTCGCCAGTGCGTAATCCATCAAATGCCTCATCATTGTCTGCTGATTTGTGAGTTATGGCTTTCTTTTTATCTGTAGGTATTTCTCTCACATCAGGACTGAGACTTTGAGTCTCATCCTCAGCAGGAACAACCTCTGGTAACTCCGTTTCTTCTTCGAATGAAACGTTATAACCACGCTCTATAGCTACTAGCTTGACCTTTTCATAAAACTCTGTAGAAATCAAGTCAAAAATCGGCATTGATTGCGTCAATATTGTAACTATCTCAGTTTCATCTAATGCTGATAGCACTTCTTCAGCAATGTCCCATTTTTCTAAAAGTATAGCAGCCCCCAGAGCAAGCCAAGCTTCGTTTTTATCTATCACTTCATTCAGCACTTCCTCAAGCTCTTGTTGCTGTTTTGCTGAAAGCGGCTGCTTTTGTAATTTGTTGCAAAGAACTCTATTTATAAGCAATAACTGCTTATGTTTAGACGGTATTGTTCGGGATTCAAGTATGTCCATAAGGCTATTCGCAATTTTGAATTTTTTAGCATCCATTAAGTCCACTAATCCATTTACAAGCTTGCCAACTTCACCATCATTCATTTTGTGATAACTTGTTATTCTTTCTATTGACTTTTGTATTTCAGAATCATTATCCAAATGAATATAGGAACGAAGTATTAATACTTCTGTTTCGAGAGATTTCCCATTAGCCAGATGTTTAGTAGCATATTCTACACATTCATTATACTCTCCAGCACGAAATGCAGAGTTTGCAATCAAATAATTGGGGGTATTATAAAAATGAATCCCCTCAGGAGAACCAGCAAATTTAGTTTCCTTTAACATTATTTCTAAAGATTTAGTGATCGAATTATCATCTAACGATGAGTCTTTCTCTGAAAGAAGTACTTTTATTTTTTTTACAAACTGGCTTACTGTATTCACTCTCCTGACATGATCAGCAAGATTATTCATATCTCTTTTAATAATCTCATGCTGGACATCTGCGTCATCTTCTTCAGCTATAGAGAAATATCTATCTAGTTTATTAGATAATGCAGAGTATGGCTCTACTACCTCTTGCTGCAAATTACAGCCTAATGCGTAATGTAATTCAGCCATGAACTCATCAAATCCATTAATTTTAATAAGATGAAAATGAGGAAAGCGGGCCAGATTTTTAAGTTGCTCAGAAAGTTTTTCAGTGTCTGAGTCACGGATACACCAATAAATCCCATGAGGAAAACAACTACCGGAATGCAATAACGTATTGAGAGTATCCATAATTGAACGGTCGTGTCCCGAGTACCCAATAACGATCATGCCAAATTCAGTTGCAAACTGTCTAAATTTGGCCCTCATGTTATCTTCAAGTGACTCAAGCTCCCTTATAGTATTCTTGATATTGTCAAATAAAAAATCACCATGTAATTTTATTATTTTTGGCCGAGCTGTGGTTAAACGTATGCTGTTGATACTTGAATCGTGGGCACACACTATTGGTCTCAGATTATTAGAAAAGGTAAAGCAAGCTTCATTGACTAAATCATCGAAGTTAGTCGTAAAAATTGTATTAAAATGGCCTTTATCCAATAGATTTGTGAGATAAACGTATCCCCAAGATGGTTTAGCTGCGGTAATACAACTTTCAATAAATTCTCTTCTTTGAGTTGGTTGATCATATAATGCTTCAAAAAGCTCTGAATACTCATTATCTTTATCGTACCAAACTTGTTTTTTGAGAGCATCTTCTCCATACATTAGAGTGTAAGCATCTCTCCAGCGCCTTATCATCCCACCAGCACTATCAACACCACTTGAGATACTAGCACCTGCACCAAGAAAAAGAGTAAAATTTGGATGATGTTGTTTGGTTGAAGTCAGGATGTTAATTAGGTGCTGCTGTGGTCTAATTTTCATATATATACCGAGACATTCCATGAAAGTTATCATCGGTTCCATATGATACACGATATCCAGCTGGTTCGATCATTTTCGCAACAATAAAATGATGCATTCCACTATCTTATACTCCCTATGTTACCCCTAATGTTAACGAGAACTTAACACAGTTGTCTTTCATGCTCTTGCTCCTTTCAGTCCGAACTTAGCTTTGATTTCTGCGATCTTCGCCAGAGCCTGTGCACGATTTAGAGGTCTACCGCCCATGACAGGAAGTTGTTTTACTGGTTCAGGTATAGCCTCACCACGGTTAATTCGTGCGGACATACAGGACAGTTCATCGGCAGCCTTGCGCCGTAATTCCGCGTCAGTCAACGCATTGGCCCGCATGTTCTGATACAGGTTGGTAACCAGCCAGTAGTGCGCGTTTGATTTCCACGGATAAGACTCTGCATCCGGATACAGCCCGCGCTTCCGGCAATACTCGTAAACCATATCAACCAGCTCGCTGGCGTTTGGCAGCCCGGCGGTAACGGATGCTTCTTCCCGGCACCAGGCGACAAACTGCCCGGGTGATGGCAGGAATGGTCGATTCTGCCGACGGGCTACGCGCATTCCAGCGTTAACCTGTTCCATTGTGGTGATCCCGTTTTCCCGAAAAGCCAGCACCCACTGGCGGCGGATTTCGTTCAGTTCATTCTGGTCACGGTTAGCCAGGCTCGCCGGGAAAGTTGCCAGTAACTGGCTGAACACACCGTTGATGATCTGCGCTACCTGCTGTACCTGCGGCTTTTCGTCGTACTGTTCCGGCATGTTGTTGGCGATCCGGCGCATCTGCTCACGGTCAAAGTTAACCATCTGTGCGGCGATGTTTTTCATAAATCCACCCCGTAAATCCAGTCAGTGTTTGTCAGGTCGAGTTTTGATTTTCCGGTTGTCACGCCAGCCTGTTGCTTGTTACGGTTGATTTCGAGTTGGGTCCACTTGTCGCGGAGTTTGGCCGGACTCAGCACGTTACCGGACCAGAAGTTGTCCTGGCATGCCCAGCGGAACAGCACGCACATGTCGCGGTGGTTACGTCCGTCACGTTCACGCATCAGGCGGATATCGTTAGCCCACCCTGCAAAATTCGGTTTTCTGGCTGAGGGCGCGATGGTCTTCACCATGTCAAACATCCACTCTGCGGCGGTCAGGTCTTCTGCTGTCCCCCACTTGCTGCCACTCTGAATTGCAGCATCCGGTTTCACCACAGGAAGGTCGTTTTCTGGCTGGTCAGAGGATTCGCCAGAATTCTCGGACGAAAAAGGTTTTATATTGTCTTTTGTTAGTTTGTCTTTTGTGTTTACCTGATTCGGGTAAACGCCTTTACCTGATTTGGGTAAACTTTTCTTACCTGATTCAGGTAAATTTACCTCTTTCAGGTAAACTTTATTTTTCTTACCTGATTCGGGTAATGTTGACCATTCACTGACCACATTATTAATGCCGATATTTCGCCCGCTCTGAATAAGAATCCCACGCTTTACCAGAACGCTTTTTGCAGCAGAACACTTGTGCGGCAATATCCCGGTCAATTCGGAAAGTTGCTCGTTGCTCACCCAATCCAGTCTTTTATTAAAGCCATATGTTTTGCGCATGACAGCCAGGAAGACCAGAAGCTGGTGCTGTGTTAATCCGGCCAGCATCACAGCTTCCAGCAACTCATTTGCAATGCGCGTATAACCATCGTCGAGATCTGCCACGCGCCGCTCCTTTTGTGCCACATCCGGCACTGGAAAATTGAATATCTCAGCAGTGTTTGCCATAATTCCTCCCGCAATGAGTGTGTTACGATTTGCACCTGAAAGTCGGTTCTGTTCGCGCAGACCGGCTTTCGCCATTTCCGAACCTGTCATATTGCCCCCAGCATGGTGGTGACCATCGCCATCAGTGGACCAGCCAAATCCGGGTCCACACGAAACATCGACACAATGCCTTCACTCATCTCCTTCAGTTTCTGGTGGCGTGGTGCGTTGAGAATGACAGCCTGTTTTGCCTCACTGAGTTCCTTTTCCATTTCAGCCAGCCGAGCCATGTAGCTATCCTGCTCAACCAGGTGGCCGCGATATTCCAGCGGTAGTACCGCCAGAATTGCCGGGGTCAGTTCACGCACGTTATTTCGGTATTTTTCAGAATCGAATTTGTTATCGAGGAAGCGGAACAGCTTCTGGCGTGCACGGCTGACATCATCAGGGAAATCGATGGTGCCGCCGCCCTGCTCCCGATACTCATTCACAATGAGTGCGGCAACAACATCCTGATTATCTGCAGCCGACCAGGCGCGAACGGCATCACGGATTTTTTCGTGGCCTGGCGCCTGTTTTGTTTGAGAACGATTTATCACCGCAGTCGGGCTAAATCCGCTAGTCTGTTGGTATGTAAGTGGTTGCATAGTCATTGCCTTATCAGTTAACGCCGCAGTTTAGGCGGCAGAATTACTCGCGTTAAACAATGGTGCGAGGTCGGGACGAATATCTGCTGGTTTAATCTTTCCACCAGTGGCTGAGACAATTTTCATTACATAGCGGGCATCAATTCCGCCACCGTGTAGCCAACGCCAAACTGTGGGTTGGGCTACACCGCATAGATCTGCCAGTCGTTTTTGACTACCTGTAATACTGATTGCGAGTTGAATGGTTTGATTTGTCATTATCAATTCCTATTGGTATTGCAATGAATGAATAATAGCAATGCGTATTAATCCAAGCAATAGCAAAACGTGTTTTGACCATCAATACGCAAGCGTATAAATTAAAACTTATGAAAAAAGAAACTCTTGCTGATCGCTTAAACCTAGCGATGGAACAATCTGGAATGTCTCAAGGCGCTCTTGCAAAGGCGTCTGGCGTAGCTCAACCCACAATCTGGAGACTGACAAGCGGCAACGCGCGCGGCTCAACAAAAATTGTTGAAATAGCTAATGCATTGGGTGTTCGAACAGAATGGCTCTCATCAGGCATAGGCCCGATGAGAAATGACGGTCAACAATCAGGGAAGCCTGCTGTCAGCCATTCAAAATACTTCAAGATTGACGTTCTTGATATAGAAGTCAGTGCCGGACCGGGTGTCATCAACCGTGAGTTTGTGGAAGTTCTACGCTCGGTTGAGTACTCGTTTGACGATGCTCGTCACATGTTCGATGGCAGGAAGGCGGAAAATATCCGCATTATTAACGTGCGCGGTGACAGCATGTCAGGGACGATCGAACCAGGTGATCTGCTGTTCGTTGATATCACTGTTAAATCTTTCGACGGTGATGGCATCTATGCGTTTCTGTACGACGACACTGCCCATGTAAAACGTCTTCAAATGATGAAGGATAAGCTGCTGGTTATCTCTGATAACAAGAGCTACTCGCCGTGGGACCCAATCGAGAAAGACGAGATGAACCGGGTGTTTATCTTCGGGAAAGTTATTGGGAGCATGCCGCAAACATACAGGAAACATGGATAATCAATAATAGCCTGATTAGACATTTGGGTGATGAGAGAGGCTGCAGAAACGCAGCCTGATTCTAAAATGGGATATAAAAAATGAGAATACTAGGTGTTAGGGCGGCGCCCAAAGTTACATCTTTTGTTGTATATTGCACTGATGAGTCTGCACTCAAATGTGTTGATGTTATTAAAATACCTTCGACCTTAGACACACCAGAAAAATTAAAGTATGTGCGAAATAACATCCTCGACATTCTTAATTTATATAATGTTGAATTAGCTGCTATACGCGTTACTGAATCAAACTCTGATAATCTTAGCATTGACCGCCTTTATATAGAAGCTGTTATTCAAGAAGCATTTTCAAGCAGTGATGTAAGAAGATATTACACCATTAGAAAATCTGGTATGAAGTCATCATTGAACCTAACAGAGATCGAGTATAAAGAAATATTGAAGTCACACCGTAATATAAATGGAATCGATAATTCTGGTTTTACAACTGAAACAAATGAAGCTGTTTTGGCTGCACTATCTGCGGAGGTAAGGGGATGCTGACTCCATACAAAAGAGCTGATGTAGCATTCGAATGGATTCGTGATCTAGAAGAACAGGGTTGTTTTTCAAAAGTATATCTGGCTCATGACAGACACCTAGCTCATGACTTGGTGATTAAAGAAATAGAAAAAAAAGAAAACACTAACCACGACGACTACTTTAATGAAGCAAGGCTTCTCTATAAACATGCACATCCAAATATTGTGCAAGTTCAGTATGCTGCTCAATGTGAGAGCAATATCTATATAGCCATGCCATTTTATCATAATGGTTCGCTAAACCAATTAATAAAAAAGATTAATCTTACGAGCAGGGAGATAATACGGTATTCTATTCAATTTTTAAGTGGGCTTTATCATATACACTCAAAAGGTCTTATGCATTTTGATATAAAACCTAATAACATCATGATATCAAACAGAAATGAGGCCATGCTATCTGACTTTGGATTGTCTCAGTTAGTCAATGAGGAATCGAGAGCTGCGCCTGAGTTTGGATATCATTTTCATGTGCCACCGGAATATTTTTCTTTATCAACAAATGATTATAATTTCACATATGACATATATCAGGCAGGATTAACCATATATAGAATGTGTGTTGGATATGATAATTTTGAAAGAGAAAGATCTGCATTTAGAACGATTGAACAACTCAGAGAGTCGATAATTAATGGCTCCTATCCATTAAAAGAGTATCCTTCCCACATACATAAAAAATTGATAACAATAGTAAACAAATGCATTCATGTAGATCCAAATGAAAGATATCAATCCGTACTAGACGTACTAAACGATCTCTCAGCTATAAGTGATGGCGTTCTTGACTGGCGTCTACAGATGACAAAACCAACTAACGGCACATATGAATGGCAAAAAAAGTCTGGGGACGTTATACTGTCTATAGTTTTTGACGCAGAAAATTCGTCTACTACTGGTTTTCGTTTATACGATGGTGGGCGGAAAAGGCGTGCTACGAACTTAACAATATCCTCAGGATGTACCCCTACAAAACTGTATAGGTTATTAAAGGATAACTGATCATGAAAAAGTGCGAGGAAGTAAGTAAGCTGCCTCGCAGACGTGATGCAGCATTAGCGGTTCCCTACAAAAAAGATGAGTTCATAAGCTCTTCTGATGACAAAAAATTTTCAAAGGCAAAAAATTTTGCATCTACATCTCTAAAAGATAAATACTTTAAGATCTAGCCCGGCCACCGTGCCGGGTTTTCTTTTGTCCCCTCCCCTCATCACGTATACCGTTCAAAAAACCACCACAACCTCGCTTCAGTTATCGCTATGCGATGCAAGTCACAAAATTAATTCTTTTTGCTATCAAACATTTAATATCAAAACACATCAATTAATACCAATAAGTATTGATATCACCAATAGCAATAGCTATTATCACCATATCGCAACAACACAACGATACGGCAACCACCTGATTCACCGTTGCGATGACCGCTTAGATCCGCAGCTTGAATTTCAGCAGGCTTCGGGGAGTGCGAGGGATGAAACGGACGCGTGAACGTCGGTGTGACCAGCTGAAATCAACTCAACATTTCATACCTTAGTCGCTTCAACGAGGCGGCTTAGTTATGACAACCGGCGGCCATCCACCGCCTGAATACGCGCAGAAGTCTTTATATGTTCAGCAGCCCAGCTTACGGGCAGGAGTTTTTATGGTTCATCAACATTACGGAACGCAAACCGTTAATCGCGGTGCGGTCATGCCAGGAATGCTGGTCAAACGCAAAGATGGTACCTGGACTGCATCAGCTAATTTACGCGGACGACTTTATCTGCATCGCGGCATCGAGCGCACTTATACCCGTGATTTGCTCGTGGAAGTTTTTCTCGACGGACGCGGTAACGGCCTGAATCACTAATCCCCTTTCCTGTTTTCCTAATCAGCCTGGCATTTCGCGGGCGATATTTTCACAGCCATTTTCAGGAGGTCAGCCATGAACGCTTATTACATTCAGGATCGTCTTGAGGCTCAGAGCTGGGCGCGTCACTACCAGCAGATCGCCCGTGAAGAGAAAGAGGCAGAACTGGCAGACGACATGGAAAAAGGCCTGCCCCAGCACCTGTTTGAATCGCTATGCATCGATCATTTGCAACGCCACGGGGCCAGCAAAAAAGCCATTACCCGTGCGTTTGATGACGATGTTGAGTTTCAGGAGCGCATGGCAGAACACATCCGGTACATGGTTGAAACCATTGCTCACCACCAGGTTGATATTGATTCAGAGGTATAAAACGGATGAGTACAGCACTCGCAACGCTGGCAGGGAAGCTGGCTGAACGTGTCGGCATGGATTCTGTCGACCCACAGGAACTGATCACCACTCTTCGCCAGACGGCATTTAAAGGTGATGCCAGCGATGCGCAGTTCATCGCATTGTTGATCGTCGCCAACCAGTACGGCCTTAATCCGTGGACGAAAGAAATTTACGCCTTCCCTGATAAGCAGAACGGCATCGTTCCGGTGGTGGGCGTTGATGGCTGGTCCCGCATCATCAATGAAAACCAGCAGTTTGATGGCATGGACTTTGAGCAGGACAATGAATCCTGTACATGCCGGATTTACCGCAAGGACCGTAATCATCCGATCTGCGTTACCGAATGGATGGATGAATGCCGCCGCGAACCATTCAAAACTCGCGAAGGCAGAGAAATCACGGGGCCGTGGCAGTCGCATCCCAAACGGATGTTACGGCATAAAGCCATGATTCAGTGTGCCCGTCTGGCCTTCGGATTTGCTGGTATCTATGACAAGGATGAAGCCGAGCGCATTGTCGAAAATACTGCATACACTGCAGAACGTCAGCCAGAACGCGACATCACTCCGGTTAACGATGAAACCATGCAGGAGATTAACACTCTGCTGATCGCCCTGGATAAAACATGGGATGACGACTTATTGCCGCTCTGTTCCCAGATATTTCGCCGCGACATTCGCGCATCGTCAGAACTGACACAGGCCGAAGCAGTGAAAGCTCTTGGATTCCTGAAACAGAAAGCCACTGAGCAGAAGGTGGCAGCATGATACCGGACATTATCCTGCAGCGTACCGGGATCGACGTGAGAGCTGTCGAACAGGGGGATGATGCATGGCACAAATTACGGCTCGGCGTCATCACCGCTTCAGAAGTTCACAACGTGATAGCAAAGCCCCGCTCAGGAAAGAAGTGGCCTGACATGAAAATGTCCTACTTCCACACCCTGCTGGCTGAGGTTTGCACCGGTGTGGCTCCGGAAGTTAATGCTAAGGCGCTGGCCTGGGGAAAACAGTACGAGAACGACGCCAGAACCCTGTTTGAATTCACTTCCGGCGTGAATATTACTGAATCCCCGATCATCTATCGCGACGAAAGTATGCGCACCGCCTGCTCTCCCGATGGTTTATGCAGTGACGGCAACGGCCTTGAACTGAAATGCCCGTTTACCTCCCGGGATTTCATGAAATTCCGGCTCGGTGGTTTCGAGGCAATAAAATCGGCTTACATGGCCCAGGTGCAGTACAGCATGTGGGTGACGCGAAAAGATGCCTGGTACTTTGCCAACTATGACCCGCGCATGAAGCGTGAAGGCCTGCATTATGTCGTGATTGAGCGGAATGAAAAGTACATGGCGAGTTTTGACGAGATGGTGCCGGAGTTCATCGAAAAAATGGACGAGGCACTGGCTGAAATTGGTTTTGTATTTGGGGAGCAATGGCGATGACGCATCCTCACGATAATATCCGGGTAGGCGCGATCACTTTCGTCTACTCCGTTACAAAGCGAGGCTGGGTATTTCCCGGCCTTTCTGTTATCAGAAATCCACTGAAAGCACAGCGGCTGGCTGAGAAGATAAATAATAAACGGGAGGCGGTATGCACAAAGCATCTCCTGTTGAGTTAAGAACGAGTATTGAGATGGCACATAGCCTTGCTCAAATTGGAGTCAGGTTTGTGCCAATACCAGTAGAAACAGACGAAGAATTTCATACGTTAGCCACATCCCTTTCACAAAAGCTGGAAATGATGGTGGCGAAAGCAGAAGCAGATGAGAGAGACCAGGTATGACAACCACTGAATGCATTTTTCTGGCAGCGGGCTTCATATTCTGTGTGCTTATGCTTGCCGACATGGGGCTTGTTCAATGACACCTCAGCAAGAAAACGCCCTTCGCAGCATTGCCCGTCAGGCTAATTCTGAAATCAAAAAAGCCAGACAGCAGTTTCCGGATAAAAACGTCGATGACATTTGCCGTAGCGTACTAAAGAAGCACCGCGAAACGGTAACGCTGATGGGATTCACACCGACTCATTTAAGCCTGGCGATCGGCATGTTGAACGGCGTCTTTAAGGAACGATGAACATGAAAAGCAAAATCATCAGGGAGCTACAGGCTCCTTTTTTATTATTCGCATTTACCCTCAAGCGTATTAACCAACAATTCAGGGATTAATGAAAGATGGCAGACATCATTGATTCAGCATCAGAAATCGAAGAATTACAGCGCAATACAGCAATAAAAATACGTCGTCTGAACTACCAGACTGTATCCGCAACTCATTGTTGTGAGTGTGGCGATCCGATAGATGAGCGAAGACGCCTGGCTGTTCAGGGTTGTCGGACTTGTGCAAGTTGCCAGGAGGAGATCGAACTTAAGAACAAACAATGGGGACTGTGATGGCCTCAAAGCAGCAAATTTCAACATCGTCCAACTGAGGTGTAAAAATGTTCAGAATCATTTTTCCTAACACCTGGTACGTCGACCACCACGGCACTCCCTGCAAAATCCTGCGTTCTACCCACAACAAAGTTCACTACATCCGAAAAGGCAGAACATGTATCGCCAGCATGTTCCGCTTTAATCATGACTTTGAACCTGTGAATAAAGCTGATGCAGATCGGATAGCAGAAGAGATCGAAACGGCAGAACACATTAAGAAGTTACGTGACATGCGTTCAAAAAGCAGAGGTAACCATGGAATCATACAGCCTCACACTCGATGAGGCCTGTCAGTTTCTTAAGATATCCAGACCAACCGCCACCAACTGGATACGAACAGGCCGCCTACAGGCAACACGTAAAGATCCAACCAAGCCAAAATCTCCTTACCTCACAACACGGCAAGCCTGCATTGCGGCGCTTCAGTCTCCGCTGCATACTGTCCAGGTGAGCGCGGGTGATGGCATAACAGAGGAAAGAAAATGTCACTCTTCCGCAGAAATGAAATATGGTATGCCTCGTATTCGCTCCCGGGCGGGAAACGAATTAAGGAATCTCTTGGCACAAAGGACAAGCGGCAAGCTCAGGAGTTGCACGACAAGCGAAAAGCAGAACTCTGGCGAGTAGAAAAGCTAGGGGATTTACCTGATGTCACTTTTGAAGAGGCCTGCCTAAGATGGCTTGAGGAAAAAGCTGATAAAAAATCTCTCGATTCAGATAAAAGCCGGATTGAGTTCTGGCTTGAACATTTTGAGGGTATAAGGCTTAAAGATATCTCGGAGGCAAAGATTTACTCTGCTGTAAGCAGAATGCATAACAGAAAGACGAAAGAAATATGGAAACAGAAAGTTCAGGCCGCCATCAGGAAAGGTAAAGAACCGCCTGTTTATGAACCAAAGCCAGTATCAACTCAGACAAAGGCAAAGCATCTTGCCATGATAAAGGCCATTCTCCGTGCTGCAGAACGCGACTGGAAGTGGCTGGAAAAAGCGCCTGTCATCAAGATGTCAACGACGGATGAAAAGTGATCCACTTATATCTCCACCAACGGCCCAATATTGATCCACCGTTTTACTCAGGATTAGCTTCTGCTATAACCCCGGCCTTTCGTTTCTGTCTGAGTCGATAGCTTTCTCCTTTGATTTGAACGACATGTGAGTGGTGTAAGATACGGTCCAGCATCGCTGAGGTCAGGGCTGCATCACCGGCGAACGTTTGATCCCACTGCCCGAACGGCAGATTGGATGTCAGGATCATTGCGCTCTTTTCGTAACGTTTAGCGATGACCTGGAAGAACAGTTTTGCTTCTTCCTGACTGAACGGCAGATAGCCTATTTCATCAATGATGAGCAGGCGGGGGGCCATTACTCCACGCTGAAGCGTCGTTTTATAACGCCCCTGACGTTGCGCCGTGGATAACTGAAGTAACAGATCTGCTGCTGTTGTGAAGCGAACTTTGATACCTGCACGGACTGCTTCATAGCCCATCGCTATTGCCAGATGGGTTTTCCCCACACCTGATGGCCCCAGTAATACGATATTTTCATTACGTTCTATGAAGCTGAGTGAGCGTAACGACTGGAGTTGCTTCTGCGGTGCTCCGGTGGCGAATGTGAAGTCATACTCTTCGAACGTTTTCACCGCCGGGAAGGCTGCCATTCGGGTATACATCGCCTGTTTACGTTGATGACGTGCCAGTTTTTCTTCATGAAGCAGATGCTCCAGGAAGTCCATATAACTCCATTCCTGGTCTACTGCCTGTTGTGACAGCGCAGGCGCTGCGCTTATAAGGCTTTCCAGTTGCAACTGCCCGGCGAGCGCCATCAGTCGTTGATGTTGCAGTTCCATCATCACGCCACTCCTCTGCAGAATGAGTCGTAGATGGAGAGTGGATGATGCAGGGGGGATTTGTCGAAGTTCACCTGATTTTCACCAGGATGCACGTCATACTCTTTTTTCTCCGGAGGCAGTGCCAGCATGGACTGCTGCTCTTCGAGCCAGCGATCACAGGGACGGGCCTGGATTGTTTCATGCTTTCGTTGGTTAGCGACATCATGCAGCCAGCGCAGACCGTGGCGGTTGGCTGTTTCAACATCGACAGTGATCCCCATCGGGCGCAGGCGAGTCATTAGTGGGATGTAAAAACTGTTACGGGTGTACTGCACCATCCGTTCCACCTTACCTTTAGTCTGTGCCCTGAAGGGGCGACACAGTCGGGGAGAGAAGCCCATCTCCTTGCCGAACTGCCACAGCGAAGGATGGAACCGGTGCTGACCGGTCTGATATGCGTCACGTTGCAGAACCACAGTTTTCATATTGTCATACAACACTTCGCGCGGCACACCACCAAAGAAGCGGAACGCATTACGATGGCAGGTCTCCAGCGTGTCATAACGCATATTGTCAGTGAATTCGATGTACAGCATTCGGCTGTATCCGAGAACAGCAACGAACACGTGAAGCGGTGAGCGACCATTACGCATAGTGCCCCAGTCAACCTGCATCTGTCGTCCGGGTTCAGTTTCGAACCGAACGGCAGGCTCCTGCTCCTGAGGAACCGAGAGAGAACGAATGAATGCCCTGAGAATGGTCATTCCGCCACGATATCCCTGGTCTCTGATCTCGCGGGCGATTACCGTTGCCGGGATTTTGTAAGGATGAGCATCGGCGATGCGTTGACGAATATAATCCCGGTATTCATCCAGGAGTGAAGCAACAGCAGGTCGCGGCGTATATTTTGGCGGCTCAGATTTTGCCTGCAAATAACGTTTAACGGTATTGCGGGAGATCCCCAGTTCTCTGGCAATCGCCCGGCTACTCATTCCCTGCTTGTGCAGGATTTTAATTTCCATAACTGTCTCAAAAGTGACCATAAGCTCTCCTGAATCAGGAGAGCAGATTACCCCCTGGATCTGATTTCAGGCGTTGGGTGTGGATCACTATTGCACCGTTCGTGACA